TGCGCTCATTACTGCGCGCTGAACGCCAGCTACGCTAAATGCAAGGGCTTGAGTTGGTACATAGCTAATGCCCGTGCTCGGGTCGTTTGTGAACGTAATGCTTGGCAAGGCAGCGGTGCCATTGGCTGCGGCGGCAACGCTGCCTGTTGGTCCTGTAGCACCTTGGATGCCGGGAACAGCTAACGCAATCTGCGTATCTTGCTGATCAATAACCGTTAGCTGGACATCGGCCATGACTCAGTTCCTCGAATAGGTGCTTTGGACAGTAGCGACACCCTTCAACCAATAGTAACGAGCGCCACCTCCACTGGTAAGACTTACGTCGTAGCCATAACGCCCAGCGGTTAAACCGGCGGTAGTAGCGGGCAAAAGCGTCAGCTCAAACTCTCCGTTAACAGCATCAACTAACGTCGGCGTAAACGTGGCCAGCTGTACGTTATCGGTTAGGCCTTTGATGTCCGAATCGACTATATAACCAGTAAGGTTAATTGGTTTGGCAACATAAAATGTTCCAGTCGCATCACCAGATACTGTGATCGATGCGCCGCCGCTTGTTGTGGAGACGCGAAATGCGTCAGTTGTTAATCCCGTAGAAATTACGTAATAAATTGCGTTAATCGTTAGACCGCATGGCACGGACGTACCACCAGTAAATACGACCTTATCACCTGCAGTAAGGCCATGGCACGCCAGGTTAAATGTCGGCGTACCAGCCGTAACCGTAATACTGGACAGTGATTTGCGACTATCGGTGGCCCGAAACGTGGCGCTCCAGCTGGCGTTCTGGAGGATCGTGATGTCGTACGTGGCGGGGTAGATCATGTTAGAAGCCCGTAGGTGTTTGCGTGTAGCCTATTGCTATTATTCCCATGAAATACTCGCGCTCCCTGAAGTAAAAGTACTACCGGTACTGCTGGTAATCCTAATCATACCAAGAACGCCAGCTAAAGTTACTTGTCCTGCTGTCGTAATTGTGTAAACACTTGTGGAACTAGACACGCCAGATGCTACCCATTTGTTTACACCTGGTTCTAGTTGCTGAAGGGTAATAGCGCCTGTAAATGATCCCAATGCATAACTAGCGCTGTAAAGTACGCCAAAACCGTTTGTAAATGTAGCGCTGCCGATGGTTCCGCCCAACGATGAAGCACCTGAATAACCGGTTGTTGTTGGCGTTGTGCCAACACCCAACTGAATAAGTAAACTGCCTGAGGCTGCAGTAGCGCTTACGTATGTTACAGTTACACGTCTAGCCCACGATGGTATTCCGGTGAAGTCTTTAAGTGTAGTGGTTGTTAGTGTTTGGGCGGCAGTTCGGTTAATTAAGGATTCGCCTACTGTCGTACGTGTAATAGCACCTGTAGCTAGCTTTGCTGTTGTCACTGATGCATCTGGTACAAGCGCACTCCACGAAAGCGCGCCAGCGCCGTTGGTGATTAGAGCTTGATTGGCACTGCCATCAACCGCAGGCAGTGTCCATGTGACGTTTGCAGCTACTGTAGCCGGCGCTTGGAATGCCAGCCAGTTGCTGCTATCTGCGTCAGCAAATCGCAGATCAGATTGGGCATTCAGCGTAATATCGCCAGTCAGAGCGCCACCAGTTTTTGGCAGTGCGGCGTTGGCTAGGTCGTAGGCTGTTTTGACTGCAGCAGGTGTTGCGGCTGTTGTGGTACTAGTGCTTGCGGTGCTATCGGTTAGCTGCAGCTTGCCTGCCGTCGTCGTCGAGCCCGCAATTACTGAAGTGACACCTGCGTTGGTAATTGTTACATCACCGGTTGGCACAACTGCTGCAGCTACATTGCTGGCATTGCCGACCAGAATTGAGCCGCTGTTTAGCGCTGCAAGCTTGCTAAATGCAATGGCCGCATTTGCGTTAATGTCAGCGTTGATAATTGTGCCAGCTGCAATATCAACAACGCCTGCATTGCTGATAGTTACATCACCGCTGACTGGGACAGCAGTGGCGATGTTACTAGCATTGCCAATAATAATGTTGCCGCTGGTCAGTGCTGCCAGTTTGCTTAGTGCAATGCTGCCGGCCAGCATTGTATTAGTTACGGTGCCAGTGTCTCCGTCTGTGATGACGGTGCCGCTGCGGTCTGGCAACGTAATTGTGCGGTCTGCTGTGGTTGGGTCAGCAACCGTCAGATACGTTTCAAACGCATTAGCAGTGGCACCTTCAAATGCCAATGCGCCTGTTGTGCCGATCAGCAACTCACCTGTAATGGTTGCACCAGCTGCGCCGATCTTTTCGCTATCAAGTTCTGCTAGTGCAGCTTGAACATTCGTAGATGCGATGTTTCCGGTTGGTACAACCGTAATGCCGGATGCTTGGGAAACACCAGCAACAGTTGTTGAAACATCAATTTCTTCCCATTCCGTGCCATTGGACAGGATCATGTCCGGTGCGGCAAGCGTGCCATGCGGCGCGTGACCATTGGTAATGGTGCCGCCAACGCTTACCACAAGGTAGTAACGGTTGTTGTTGGCGGATGCCGCAGGTAGTGCGCTGCCAACAGTAAGGCCTAGTGCTGTGCCAGCTGCAGTTACAGAAGCGACTTGGCCGGTGCCGCCGCCGACGCTGGCATTAAACGTACCAGCAAAAATGATTTCACCGCTTGTGATGGTGATGGGCTTCCACGCGTTACCATCCCACAGGTAGAGGTCGCCGTTAATGGAGTCAAAAAAGTATTGACCTGTAAACTCAGCAGTCGGGAATGTAACAATCCCGGCGGTGCTACCTGCACCACCAAACTGTGTAACGCTGCTGTTGGCTAGTTTGGCGCCAGTTACAGCATCGTTGGCGATGCGATCGGTGGGCAGCTGACCGCTAATTAGTTTTGCCGTATCTAGGTCTGGAATGTCTGCTGCCTGCAGGCCAGAACCAGCTGTGACATGACCTTGACCATCAATGGTGACTTTGGTGTAAGTACCAGTGGCTGCACTATTGGTGTGATTGAGTTGGCCACCAGTGCTAACGCTAAGACCCGTGCCTGGGTAGATAGCGCCAAGCGTGCCAGCTGCTGCGGCAGGTAGATCGCCAGATGTGATCAGGCGGCCATCAGTAATAAGGCCGTTGGCGTCATAGCGTACAAGGTGATAGACGGAGGTGTTGGCCGCGACGGTGTTGTTGATCTGCAACTGGTCGCCGTTCATCGTCAGACCAGAACCGTTGACGCGCACGGCGCCTTTGGCGCTAGTCGTCGCGGTAGGCAAATCGGCCGCAGCAATCAGACGATAAGAAACTGCCCCAGCGCTACCTGTTGGCCCGGCTAAGAACTGTGCAGCCCCGGTTGTATTGTCGAGTGTCGTGTTAATTGTTACGGCATCACCGGTCTGTGTAACAGTGATGTTGACGATACCGGTTGATCCGCCAATTACGCTGTTAATAGAGCCGGCGGCTTTAATTGATTGCCAAATGCTGCCGTTCCAGGCGTAGGTGGCAAGTGTTGCAATATCGACTGCAAGTTGCCCGGTAAATGCACCACTTGCTGGCAGCGTGGCAACAAACTGAACAGATGATGAATCGGCAAGTTTTGCAGCGGTTACGGCATCATCGGCTAATTGCGTTGCTGTAACGCTGTTATTGATTAGCGCAGAACCAGATACAGTATTGTTGTTAAAAACAATCTTGCCGCTTGGGATGGTGCTATCCGCAAGCAGTGTTATTGCGTTGCCTAGAAAATCAGTAACGGTAATCTTTTTGCTTTCACTCGCGCTTACATCCGCAAGCGGCAGGTAGTCGCCTGCTGCCAGATCAGCGCCGGCAAGCGTCTGCAGTTCTGTAATGCGCAGATCGGGCACGGCGCTACTTCTCTAGATCAGTGCCTCCATCTTAAGCAGCCTCTTCCCCTTCAAGCAGCAGGTATCCGCCTTGCTCCAGCAGAATCGGACTGCCGGATTCTTGTAGCAGGCGGCTTGCGGTCGTTGTACGCGCTCGTAGTTTGATCGGCCCTGTCGCCACAAAATCCACTGTTGACACGATCACGTCGCCGGGCGCAAAGCTGGTAGCACTTGCTGTTACCAAGGCGTCAAACTCCCACCACAAGGCGTCGTTTAATTGGGAAGCAGCAAAAGCGCCACCGCTGGCATCAGTGTTGGGGTTTTTGATGTAGAGCTTGGCATGGAAGCCGGAACCGATCTCGGTGCGGAGTACCAGCTGCATCAAGTAGTGGACAGGCTCTTGGCCAGCCTCGTTCACGTAGTCCCAGTGCGCGGTAACGCGGCCTGAACCTGTGATCAGTGAGCTGTACTGCTGGCGGTACTGGTCGCTCAAGGATGTGATGTCAACAGTTTCGCGGTTTGTGTTTAACTCATAGTCTGTAACGGAAGCTAGCAACCTGCTGCCGCGATCACGCGCTACAACTTTGATCGGGAT